ATATTTTCTTTTTTTTCTAAAGCCATAACATTAAAATCCTTGTTAAATAAAGTCAGAATCTAAGTATATTTATTTGCAGGCTCCTTCCCGCTTGCGCGGTGCCCTTCCTGCAAAAAACATCATTAATGAGTTGAGGCTATTTGGTCAGCACCAGCAATTGATTGGGTGGGTGAATTACACGTTAAAAAATCGGTATAATCAAAGTAAGTAATCTTTACAGCACAATTTGTTAATACCCTAACGGTGTATCCTGCTAAGGCTAAATCTTTACTGGATATCGTAAAAATATGTTGTCCATTTTGCCTTGCGCTAAAATACATAAGCTTATACGTTAAATCTTCTGAATAACCTGATATACCTAAATCCACTTTATAAAAGGGATGGAAAGATTTACTTTTCTGAACCATGTCTTTGTATTCATCAAATTGTTCAGGTTCATCTATAGCTAATGGTTTTTCGAGAATTCCCTTAACTGGCTTAGTTATTCCTTGAGCAATACCTTCACCAATAACATCAGTGTTAACGACATTATTTTGATTGGTAGTTTCAATGATAGGAATTTCAATCTCATTTATTGAAGCTGTATTTTCTGTTTCATCATCAGCAAAAACCAAACTTAACAGCCAAGAAAGCATCATTAAAAACAGTACACCAAAAGCCATAGCGCCACGCATTAACCCATGTTTCCACCAAGGAACGACATCAACTGTGGTCGCCTCTACAATTGATTGGTCTGATTTAGTGTGACTTTTATAAAACTTAAAAACAAAAGACTCATATTCTCGTTCATCAGTATTAACCACTGTAGTCGTACAACCTTCATGTACTTTTATAATGTACTGGTCATCTTGACCGAACATTGATTTTTTAATGCAACGATAAACGAGTTGAACCATATCCCTAATATCAGCATGAATCTTTTTAAAGTTTTGCGTTATCAACAGCACATCAAAACCGTAATGTCTGTGCATCGATAAGAATTCGAGTACTTTGGTGATATCTAAACCTGAGCCTTTTTGCATACGACTTGGTAATGATAAATGCGCTTCATCAATAGCGAATAAAACGCCCTGTCCTTTGTCATTTTTCCAATCTTGATGTTCTAACCAATCTTCGATTCTGCTAAAAGGTTTTTGATTACCGTAGTCATGATAATCATAAGAAACTAACACAATTAATTCTCTTACATGCTCACCAAAAACAGAAACAAAATGCTCAACCTGCAAGGGTAAATTTGTCACAACTCTACGGCCTGACTTTATAGCAGGGATGATATGATTTTTAACCGCTTCATAAGATTTTCCGCCCCCTGGCTTTCCTGCAATTCCATTAATCATCTTAAGAGCCCCACCTAACAAAAGGTATTATTTGAAGTAAGAAACGAATACTCAAACAGGTAACAATCATGCCCATTGCTTGAGAAACACCGAGTATATTTAAAAAGTAAGCCGTTTCAGGTGGTATCAGGGAAAAATAAGAAGCGATATCAAGTCCTGACATCATCGCGCCAACACCATCAAGTAAAAGCTTACCGATATTCATTAATTGCTCCAAACACCAGATAAATATATCTTTGAGCATATCCATCAAAGACAAAAGCAAACGATACATAAAATCAACAAAATCATTCCAAGTTTCAGCTAACCAATCCAACATAACTTATCCCCCAAACAATATTTTGCGACAAGTGAAGCCCGCAGTAACTAAAATGAAAATCTTCAAAGCAGGCCAAATTCTAGGGTCCATTTTGAATTCGAAACAACCGAGGTTCATATAAGTACCAAAATTCATACAAAAGCCCATTTCAGGTGGAGAGCCCCCAAAAGAAGGTTTGAATTGGTCGAGAAAGGTATAAAATTCTGTCCCTTTGAATTCATCAATTTTTCCTTCAAACATCCCTTCTATACCGTCTTCGTATTCAGACTCATAAAAGCCCACTAAATCAGGTGAAGGCTCTGTTTGTCTTACCACCTCAGTTTCAGAAAGGGTTTTATTAATTTTTTTCAATTCAGCAACAGTCGGCCCCATGTCAACATTTACAACCGCAGTCGCATTACCACTGCCACTGTTTGCAGTACCTTCGCTACCCGTATTATCTATAGGGTCGTCTTTTCCGTCACCATCGGCATCTAAATCGTCTTCATTTTTAATACCGTCACCGTCAATATCAGGGTCTAAATAATCAGGAATATCGTCACCGTCGGTATCACTTGAAAAACAAAAAGTTTCGCCATTCATCGTGCCGCAACCTTGTTGACAAGAATTACCCGACTCAGAGCAAACGTCTTCAGGGTTTTCATTACAAATCATGTCGCTTTCACCCCACTGTGAGCAGGTTTGGTCTTCTGGTAATTGTTGACCCGTTTCAGCAATTTCAGGTAATTTGTCCGTGTAACAATCACCTTCTGAATCCAGTTGATAAGCTTCAACACCACCACCAACATCAACCGCGTTATATCGACATGAAGAGCCATCAGGTTTATCAAAACAACCTTGTCGAACCGTCACCCTATTTTGTAGATATTCGTTTTTTCCATCGTTACAAGAGTCTTGAAGATTCGCTTGAGCTGGGTCGTAACACATAATAGAACCATCTTCTCTTGTGTAAGAAGAAGTGTAAGAAGGAAAGCCGTTAGCTGGAGGACATCGATAAGAATCTATTTTTTGAAAAAAGGATATATGAGAGCCTGCTAACTGACCCGTAGCAGAGCGGGAAAATTCACACCCGTCTAAATTACAACTCCAAATATCAAACGTGTAATTAAAGCTAGCGTATATATCATCAATGACAATTGAGCCTGAATAGTTTCTGCGACTCGCCCTTTCCAGAACAGCCAATCTTGCTTCAAAACCAGCCTCTAAAACTGCAACACAGTCAGAATATTCAACTTGTGAGTGGGTCGTTCCCGTATCGGCATAATTACTACAATTATATAAATCTATTGTTTCCGTATCAGGTGCTTGAAGGTCAATCGAGCCATTTTGGAAAATATCACCATCTGCGAAAGAAAAAAAAGGCGCTAACAATAAAGCCAACGCCATGATTAATTTGTTCATTTTAAGCCCTTATATTCCATCTGTTGCAGCTTTGGCACATTGCGCACCTAACATCATGAAGCAGACGTAAAAAAGGGCGGATAAAATACCCGCCACAATTTTATTCCTTAGACTGACTTAACAGCGCGTTTACCCAATACACCAGCCTTAAAGGCCATATTAATACCAATCGAAGCGATCATAATTGTACCAACAGCAGCGGCAGCAGTAGTTAAATCAATAGCAGCAAAAACAGCATCCATTTTATATCTCTCTTTTTTTAAGTTTTGGCAAAATTGCCTATTCACAACGTGAATTTTTTAAATTTGTTTTACCAGTTGTCGACCCATACGGCCCTTGTAACCAATAAACCAAAAGATTAAATAACTGCTTAAGCCAAACATGAAAGACGTAGTCGCCATTTCAGCAGTTATTAAGTTAACTTGATTATTCTGGTCGTCTAACACCTTCAATCTTGCGTATTCAACACCAGTCAAAACAACAGACTCAGCGCATGATTCAAGTGGTAAAGCGTCAGAATAATAAACATCGTAATTTCTTTGATTCCCACCATTAGTCGATGTGTAATAAAACTCACGACATTCAGCAGCAGTTAAGTCATAAGAGACGAAAACAAAGAGCAGCAAAAAAAGTAAAAATAGTGGTTTTCTATAAACCAAATCTTTTAATGAGTTTTGTTTATCTGTCATTTTATGAGCCCTTAAATTACGATTTAATCGGTTCGAAACCCGACACAATATTACGTGCTGGATTTTCAGGGTCTGCTTCTAACAACAAGTACACTTGCGTGTTAAAAGGACAATTAGTTTTGAAGTGTTGATAAAGCCCCGCATCGTAAGCCATGGACACTTCTTTAACTTCATAACCACACTTTTGTATGTTGTGCTGGTCATTTAAAAAGTCAGACGCAGGGTTTAAATAAGCTACGGTTGAAAACTTATAAGGTTTTGGCTGACCACTCTTTGAACTAGTACCAGCGCCCATTGCTACAGATAAAACAATTACTTTTAATTTCGACATCTTTTATTCCTTTCTTTTAGGTTATTTAAATTGGGTGTAAATGCTCTTCGACTAAGCATTGTTGTGCTAAAAACTGTTGTTCATTGATGGGTATTGATAGCCGTTTGGGGAAAGCATCCTTGCTGTAGGGGTTAGCAATACCTTTGAGAAATTTATCGATTATTTGTATGTCACTCATGTCACAAATAACGCGCATCATATTGATAGCTTTACGCGTACTAATAACTTGATTTTCAATAATGCGTTCAACTGACATACGTGCTTTTTTAATCGTGGTTTTAATGACGTTTTGCTCTTCATTTAAGAAAGCTAAAGCAGGGTAAGCACCCGCAAGATATTCACTGGGTTTTATAATCGTATCCAGTGGAATAATGCGTTGGCTCGAATGTAGTTCTAATTCCCAGCGAACCCATTTATCTTTAGGGTCGCCCATTTGAATGCCCTTCTCATATACACGTAATAACTTGCCAGACTGTCTTGAGCCGACATACAAAGAACGCCCCTTATCAGGAATAAAGCGGTATTCTTTTTTAAGCTCACATTGCATTTTTTTCGTTAAGTGCCCTGACTCGATATACATGTAAGAAGCAGGACGACCACCCGAGCAGAACCCGCCTTTCTTGGCATACTTTCGAGCAACATTAATAGAGCGTGTCCCTTCAAAGTCATCATGGGCTAAATCAATTCGCGTGATTTTAATTTCAGGGATATTATGAATTTCTTGATAAAGACGTGGTAAATCTAACGCATCACAACCAAGCCCCATGAATGAGAGATAACAACCTAAGTTTTTCCCACCCCATGCTATTATTCCGGCATGCTCACCGTCTGCATAAAGATTGGCTGAATATTGATAATTGAAACGACCTGATGGATTGTTAACAACAGTCCACATATAAGATTCAGCCGTGAAGACATGATTTAACCGGCACACCATTCGTTCAGCTTCACCGCAACAAAGTGTATCGAGCAAATCAATACCGATATTGTCTAGAAGGTTATTAAGCCGATCACCATAATGAGAGGACGTATCAACCTCAAATTCACCTTTGAGCATGTCGCGTAATTCATAACGAGCAGCAACTTCATTTGATGAAAGGTAAGACGTTTTAAGGGAAATATCTTTATGACGACGATTATTATATTCACGTGTAATTTCAGCACATGACGTTTTATATCGGTTCAATACATCGTTGTAGCCATTGGCATCAAAAGCCGCAACATTAAGTAAATCACTATCTTTTTGAGTTTTTAAGGTTTCTAAGTGTCGACTTAATGCTACGTTTTTTGAACTCGTAATGACTTCGCCTTTGATGCAAGCACCAATTCTGGCTAAGTCTTTAATACGTAATAATTCTTGAGGTGACCAAGTAAGCGATAAAGCATCAACCTTACAAGGAATGGCGCTAATTTTATTGGTCATCGAAAGCCCCTAAATCATAAAGGGACTGAAAGTTATCTTCTGTTACTTCGACTAAATTAAAGTCGCTTCCATAGATAGGCTGTAAGAATGAAATAAGACACATTAAATTTGAAAAATGATGCACTTGGCCTTGATGCTGTATTGCAACATCGCCCCATGCTTCATTTTGAAAATATATGTCTTTCATAGTAATTAATTCCGTTAAACCTAAATATTTTAAATAGTGGCTTTCGTGATTTAGGTGGATTCAAAAAATAAAGAGCTAACAATATCTATATAAAACAACGGTTACCTCGAAAGCAGGAAAACGATAAACCATTTGCTACACTCATGTAAACCCCTTGCTATCATGTTGCAAATTGCTTTACAGAGCACTAAACTGAAAAAGCTAACAATATTCAGGTAAGACAAAATGAACTTTCAAGACGTACTAGATAAGGTCTGTAACGGATTTTCAGATAATAAAACATCTCAAAAACTTGGTGTTTCACGGGTTATGTTCAGCCAATACCGAACAGGCCGCAGATTACCAAGTAATGAAATGTTGGATAAGATGGTAAAACTTAGTGGTTTAAACCCAGTTGAGGTTTACTTGGCAGCATATGCAGAAAAGATAGATGACCCAAGTGTTGCAGAGCAATTTAGACACTTAGCAGCTTAA